GGCGATCACGTCGCCGGCTACAAGCGCCTTCGTCCAGCCGGTGAGAGTGTTGTCCTGCATACTTTGCTGGTTGGTCAGCGTCGGGTAATCCGCAGCAACGATCGAGTTGGCCGAGCTTGGCGGGAACTGGTTGAAAGGCACCACCCAAATATCAAGCTCGATGGAGCCGGTCTGATCGGCGAGCAGCGTCATCGAGACGATCGTGCAGTTGAACGGCACGGTGTAGTAGCCGGGCTGCACATTGGTCGTCAGATATGCGTCGGCCGCCGAAGTGAATTGCCCTTGGATCGAGGAATAGGGCAGCTCAAGCGCCGCCCAAACCTGCGGGCTGGTGCCGAGCGTGAAGGGCTGCGTGATCGAAAGCTGGTAGCCCTTCGAGTGGTTGATCGTCCCGTTGATGACATAGACGATGCAGCCATTGCCGAACATCGAGCTTTGAAACGCGTCCGACGTGCGGGTCCAGGCGCCGGCGCTGGCGGCATAAATGCCATTCTGCGCCGCGTTGGTCTGGTTGTTGACCAGCACGCGATCGCCGGCGAGCGTCTGATAGCCATCAACGACGACCAGACCGGATAGCGCGAGATTGCCGTCCGCGGTTCCGGTGGCGCACGCGACCGCGAGCTTGATGGCGAGCGCGGCACCGCCCGACACGATCGCGGTCTGGTCGATGACGAGCTGCAGGTTGCCAGCGGTAACGTCGGCGGTGAGCGTGGCGCCCGACGTGTAGTCAAGCGTCGCCGCATAAATGTCGCCGGAAACAGGATCGGCAACAAAGTCGGTCGAGAAGTAGATTGTGTTGGTCGCCCAATTCCCGCGCCAGGTGCCGCGAGCATTGATGACGCCGGTGGTGTGGCTCTCGACGTTCGGGCCTTCGACCTGGCCGATAACCGGCGCCTGAATGTAGACCGGCGCGAAGAACTTGCCTTCGCTGTCAAGCGTCTGCGGGTTAAGCGCGGTTTCCGATGATGTCGGATCGGAATAGAGCGTTGCCAGCGTGCCGGTCGAAGTGCCGGTGGGCGTGACTGTATAAAACGAAACCGTCGCGCCGACATAGAGCGGGTTCGCGGTCTGAAAATCGGGGATGCAGCCGCGGAACGCCATTGTCTAGTGCCTTCTGCGTTCTTCAAACCGATAGTCGCCGCAATCGTCGTCGATGTCGTGCGAGGCGCAGATCGGCGGCGTGTCGTCGTGCTCGCGGTTCTCGAAGGCTTCGAGGCGGTCCTTTGCCATCGCCGCCATGCCGGCAAAGCGATTAAGGCTCGACTCTCCAATCTTGTAGATCGGGCCCGAGCCGAGATCGTGGGAAAGCTGCGCGACCAGGTAGCGCTGCCATGCCTGGCGGAATTTGGTCAGCACCGCGCCCTGCGGTTGCGTGCCAGTGACGCCGGCCGGCGCCACGTTCGGCGCATAGGTCTGCACGTCGAGCTGCAGCACATAGAAGCCGGGATCGGTGGCCTCCGGCCAGGGATGCAGGTAGAGCTGCGAATCCGGGAGCCGATCAATGTAGATCATCTCCGGCCGCCCGTTTCGTTCCGGCTGGTGCTCGCGCATAAACTGGTCGCGCTTGACGATCGAGATGGGATGCCGGCGCACCATGCTCGTGCCGGCGATCATGCCGGTGCCGTTGACTGTGCCGAGCGAGGCGATTGTGGTCGCCGGCGACGAGGAAAACTGCAGCGTGTCGCCGGCGGCAACAGTGCTCGGCCCGGACAGGGTGATTTGCTTGGCGGCAGCATTGATAGCGGCCACGGTTGCACCTGGCGGCACATTGGCCGCTTTGGCGAGATCAGCGACCGCCTGCCCCACCGCGATCGCGCTTGGGATTGCCACGCCGAAACCCACGACGCTGGACCCCGATGGCTCGACCAGATAGGCCCCGACCGGGAATTGCACGCCATCGGCCGGCGCATCGGCGCCGAGCGCGTCCGTCAGGTCGTAGGACGGACTGCCGTTGGTGAGCGTGAATTGCACCGTGCCTGGCACCAAAAACAACAGCCTATCGGTGCCGGCGTTCTCGGCGAGGATCAGGTCGAGCCAGATCATCGCCTCGCGGAGCTGCTCGCCGTCAGCCGACGAGTCGGTGACAGGAAACGCGTTGATCGCCCGCAGCGCCCGCTCGCAGATCGCTTTTGCTGAGAGGACGCTGCTCATGTGGGCAGGCTCTTATTCTTCGTCGAACGGCTCGGTGTCGGTAAGCTCGACCGGCTCCGCGGCGGCCCTAGCCTGGTTGTCTTTGGCCTCGTTCGCCTTGCGCCGAACAATCGTCGTCTTGATGATGAAGTCGATCAGCGCCTGGCGGCTGTTCTTGTCCACCAATTCGCCGCCGGGCAATTCGAGCACGCGCTGCAACAGCGACATATTCGACAGCTCGTTATACTCGGCGACCGTCTGATGGTCCTCGATCTGAAACCGCTCGCCGGCGGCAAGCTCGTGCGGCTGCTTCGGCTGGCGGTGGTACGGCAGGAGATCGCCGTGCTCGTCGGTGCGCTTGAAGGCATCGATCCGCAAAAACTTTATAGCGATGGCAAACGGCAGCTTGAGCGGCGTGCCAGGCTCGAAGGTAAACGGCTTGACCAGGCCGTCTACTTTCATCTCGTGGGTGCGGGTGCCGCGCCCAGGTACTGCAGTGGTATCCATGACATAGAGAAATTCCGGGAGCTTGGCGGCACTGACGCCATCCGGCTTGACGGCCGGCGGCGGTGCTTGGGTATCCGGCTTGTTGGCCGGCGGCGGTGCTTGCGTATTCTCGGCAGCGACTTGGGCGAGTGCGGTCATGGGCGGGCCTTTGGTGAAAGAGGGACGGCCGGAACGCTAAATCCCGGCCGTTAGTTTTTCGTCACCGAAGCCCGATTAGGCGAGCTGGAGCGGCAGGAAGATGAAGCCGCCGCCCTTGGTCGTGCCACTCGACAAGACGTAGACGATGTTCGAGTTTCCGGCCTTGAGGGAGGTCGAGGTCGCCGGCGCGTTCGAACTGAAGGCAGTGCCGTCAGTGCCATCGACCAGGCCCACCGTCGCGGTGGAGACTGCGGCCATGAAGGTATCGGAGTCGCCGCCCGCCGAGCTTGCTTCGGCGGTGCCGACGTTGATCGTCTTGCTGGCATCGCTAACCGCCGTGACGTTGATCCCCATGGCGTGAAAGCTGTCGAGGAAGAACGACGGATCGGGCACAATGAAGCCCGTTGCCGTCTCGACAGCAGCGCCACCGCAGTCGGCAAAGTTGTACGGGATCGTCATTGTCACCCGCTTGATCGTGGTATCGACCGGATACTCGTTGAGGCCCGAGGGGCCGATCCCCTTGAGCACAACGAAGTGGCCGCCGGGCGTCTGGATGTAGAGATCGACGGTCTGTTCGGTGGTGGCAACGCAGAAATCCATCAGGCCGCGGACGAGGGCCAGGGGATTTGCGAGCGAGGTGCCATACTTGTCGGTCAGCGTCTCCTTGGCCGGAGTGCCGGCCTTGGCGACAAAAACCACACCAGCACCGGCGGCGCCGGTGGCGATGATGCTTTGCTTTGTCACCATATCCTTCAACTGGATACGGTAATGGTTGTAGCCGGGAGTGTTCGTCATTGGATCACGTTCCTAAGTTTGAGGGGGACGAGGCCCGCCACCGGCGAGCCGATTGTCACTCCGGGCCTTACGCGGCGGCCGCGGTGTAAACGGAGATCACGCCGAAGTCCTGGCGTGTGGCGGTGCCGGGGCCTGCCGTCTCGTCATAGACCGAGAGGAATTGCGGCTTGAGCATCCCGATTTTGCGACCGATGCCGATGCCGGGGCGGTTGTTGTAGTCGGTCTTGTCCGACTCCCGCCAGAACATCGAGCCGATCGTAGCGAGGCCACCGGCCTGGGCGCCGAGCAGCAGCGCTTGCGCGCCGTCGATCGTTGAGCCAGACCCCCACTTCGAGCCGGAAGCCAGGCCCGACGTGTTGTAGACCTTGTTGTGCGAGTGGATCACAACGCCATCGACGTTGGCGATCGCGCCCTTGAACAAGGGATTTTTCGGGCCGTCTTTCTCGGCCGACCGCAGGATGGTCTGATAGGTCGGGTCGAGAACGAGATCGCGGCGCTGCCGGGGATGCACGACCAGGCAGTAGTAGTTGCGGCCGCCGGAGCGGATCGGACGCAGCCGCCTGAATTGGGCGACCGTGTTGGCCTCGACGATCACCGACCAGGCCATCGTGTTCGATGCGGTCAGCGTCGCCGTTGACGTGGCGGTGCCGGCATAGAGCACGCGGTTGCTGGAGGCGGCGACCACATCGTTGCCGAACGAGAGCGACGGCAACTGGCTGTTGACGCGCGTGGCGCCGTTATAGGTGTTGGCATATGACACGCCCGAGAGCGTGAGGAACATCAGCTCGTCGAGCTTGTCCGACATCCAGAAGGACAGTTTGTCTTTGGATTGCTCGCGAAAGCGAATGACCGTCGCCTGCTCGGCCATTTCACCTTTCGATTTGGTGCCATGGCGAAGCTGATCGATGCGGATGGTCTGCGCATCGTTGATCATAGCTTCTTCGTTGCCGTCGAGTTCGTTGTCGCCGACCACGCCATCGTTTTGCAGATCGAGCACGAGCTGCATCACACATTCCAGGCCGCGCTCGGTTTCGGTCAGCTTGGTGACGCGCTGAATGACCGAGTTCATATCGCTGTCGCTTGAGCCGATGAAGCCGTTGGCGAAGAAGAAGGACTGATCGCGCCCTGCCTTCCACACTTCCGCGGCCCACACCTTCTTCTGCGCAGCGGTGAGCGCGCCAAAATCGGTTACTGCCATGACATTCCTCGTTTTAACTAGCCTGTGATGCCGAGAAGTTTCTTCCGCATCGAGTCCGGGAGGTTCCCGATCTCGTCGTCGCCCATCGCTTCGAGGCGAGCCTCGGATGGAACGCCGGTCGTGTTGTCGCCGCTGTTGCCGTTCATTTGGCTCAAGTTCGGCGGCGCACGGCCGGCAGTATTGAGCTTGGCAGCGCGTGCGAGTGCTGCATCGCTCATGGGGCGCTGTTGCTGCGGCGCTCCCGCGTCGTCACCAGGGACAGTGATGCCTTGAGCTTTGGCCTTGGTGCCTAATAGCGAAGGCCCGAGTTCATCAAACAACTCGGCGACCTTCGTGCGCAAAGCGAGCTTGCCGCGGTTGCCCTCGGTCGGGTCGATGCCGCTCTTAACCAGGTCGTCGATTGCTCGATCCTGGACATACTTCCAATCAACGACGGTTCCGACCTTATCGGCGATGAAGACCCAAGGATGTGCCTGTTCGAGCTTGGCTGTCTCGGTGTCCAAAAACAGATCGTCGTTGTTGGACGCGGCGACAGGCTTGGGCATCTTGCCGAGCAGGATTTCCTCGCGGATGTCCTGCTCGCGGGCGTTCAGATCGCGCTCCTGGCGCTTCAATTCCGAATAGGTGATTTCGCCGTCGTCGAATTTCTTGGCGAGAACATCCTGCTCGGCGTAAAGCGTTGACAGGCGCTGCTCGGCGCTCGGGGTCTGCGGTTGAGGTTGCTGCTGCTGCGCACCCGGTTGGCCTTGCGGCCTTGCGGCCGTGGCGTCGAGTTGCCCGCGCAGATAAGCGGCTTCCTCTTTCGCTTTGTCGAGCTTGCCGAGCACGTCATCAAGCCTGGCCTTCGGGACGGTGATCGTCTCGGGCTGTGCTTGTGCCGGCTGCTGCGGCTGCTGCGGTGATCCAGGCGCGGCGGGCGCTGCTCCACCGTCGCCAGCGCCGGCAGCCTTCTCGGCTTCCGCTGCGGCTTTGGCTTCGGCAAGGTCGCGCTCGTCAATATCAGGTTCCGGCGCCGGCTGTTGCTGTGCTGCAAGTGCAGCGGCAGCCTCGGCCGCTGGGTCCGGTTGCTGTTGGTCGCCAGGATTAGGCGCAGCTCCACTGTCGGTGGTCATGCTTTCATCTCCGATGTCGCTGGAGTGACTTCGCGGTAGCGCCCAGGAATTACGGTGGCGGCCCGTTCCGGCAATCTCGCTGCCAGGGGCGGAAGCGTCCGCTAAAGTCTCGGCGGACGAGCGAGTTGAAATTAAGCCTCGCGCGCGTCGAGCACGCGGTCGATGCGATCGGTCATGCGGTTAATCACCCCGCCAAAATCATCGAGCGCCTTGGCAAGCCTGATGTCGGCGGCGGCTTGCACGCGTGCGGTTTCACCGATCATCGCTTCGAGCTTGGCAAAGCTGCGCGCGTCCTCGATCTGGTGCGCGGTAAAGTGGCGCAGCACTTCCTCGATCTTCTGCAACGCCGCTGCGCCTGCCATAGCCGTCGCACGGTCGGCGCGGTCCAAGGAGCCGCGGCGGTAGGCGATATTGCCAAGCCACCCAATACCGCCGCCGCCGATCGTGAACAGTGCAACCAGCGCGGAAACCGCCGTCCAGTCCATTGTCAGTGCCTCGTCGAGCTTGGCTGCTCGCCCCGCGCTCGCGCAAAGGTCTGATCCTCGTCGGGATCGAGCACGTCGCGCATGTGGGTATTCCACATTTCCCAGGCGGCCTCGCACTTGCCCATCAGCGAATGAAGGCCGGCGAGTAAGACGTCGGACCAATCGAGCAGCTCGCTCTCGTTGCGCACCCATTCGAGCGCAAACTGCACGTCGGCCTCGTCGTCGAGCCACAGGAGCGCGTAGCGGCCGTATTCGCAATACCCGCCATTGACGTGGATAACCAGGTCGCCGGCGCCAGGTGGAGCCGGGTCGGTGAACACGACCACCCAGGCGCCATCGTGGTGCAGCTCGCGGTTAAGCGCCTTGAGCACGTCGGACGCCCACATCAACTGCTCGGCCGCGAGCGGCGGCGATCCCGGATGATGCACAACCAGGTCGCCGTTGTTGCGGCGGATGATGGCGTAGAACCGGCCGTCGCTGCCGCCCAATACCGCTTCACCCTGAAACCGTCGCAGCAATGCGGTGGTGATCAGGTCGTCGTCGGCGAGCATTAGCTTATCCGTGTCCTTGCTGCGGGGCGCCGGAGAACGGCACGACGTTTTGCGTCGCTTCCTCGTGCGATTGATGCGGCTGTTGCCCATGGCCGTGATGCGGCTGGTGCGGGTGCGGCTGGTGCGGCTGGTGCTGCCCCTTGCCGTGCTGTGACGGATGCGGCGGCACCGGCACTTGCGGGTAATGCGAGCCCGCCGGCGGCATACCGCTCATGACGCGCTGCAGCTCGGCCAGGAACCATTGTTGTTGCTGCTGGTCGGCGACTTGCTGCTTCTGCTGCGCCTGCTGCTGCGCCGCCTTGAGCCGCTCGATCCATTCGTCCTTGCGCGGCATCGACGAGGCGTCGAGGATGAGATCGGCAAACATCGGCAGTTGCTGGCCGATCGCTGGACCCATCTTTTCGAGGATCATCAGCATTTCGTTGAACTGCGCGTTCAAGAACGTGTCTGAGATCGGGGTGTCGTCGATCACGACCTTGTATTTGCCGACGCGTATGTCGTTGGCGATCTGCACCACGCCGGTCTGCGGGTGCTGCTGCGCCTGGTTGATCATGAACTGAACGAAGTGGCCGTCCTCGCCCATGATCTTGTAAAGCCGCGGCTCGTTGTAGTGAGCCTGCACGATCTCCAGGTGCTTCTTGCCGAGTAGGATTTTGGACCGTTTCAGGTTGTCCATGTAGAGCTGCACACCGAGCACGGCCTGCCGCTGCTTCGCCTGGATGGCGCGGCCGGACTGCACATTCATTTCCTGGCCGAGCGCCGCCTCGTTGACGCCGGCGATCTCCTTCATGTCCTGGTCGGCTTCGATCTCCAGTTTCTCGTGCGCAACCGATGGCGCGTTCGGTTGGATTTGCTCCGGCGGCTTCTTGGCGTTGGCCTTGTATTTGATGTTCACGCCAGGCGCCGAGCCGTATTGCTGCAGCTTGCGCTCCTGCACCGGGTCAAAGGCGTCGTCGGGATAAATCCAACCGCCGTTGGCCGTCTTGGACACATGCTCGATGCGGGCCGAGCGGCGCTTGTTCTTCTCCAACTGCGGGTCGATCAGGTCCTCGACCATGCCGCGCGTCATGCCGCGCCGGAAATAGGGGAAGTACGGCGTCAGCGAATAGGTGTCGTACATCGACGGCTGGTCGTAGAGGATGATGTCGCCGGCAAAACACGTCCACTGAACGCGCTCGACGCTGCGGTTTTGCACCATGATGTGCTCGCCGACCGTCTCGGCGTACAGCATGATCTTCTTTATGTGCTCGTTGCCCCATTCGTCCGGCAGCACTTTGCGATCGCCGGTTTCCAGGTCGATCATTACCTTCTTCGGCTCGACCACCTTGTATTGCGCGTCGATCAGCCGAATGGTGCGGCGCCGCGTGTCAACGAAATCCCCGACCAGGCTATAGAAGCTGTCCCAAAAGTCGGCGTCGATGTCCTGGCGTTCACCGAAGGTGCGTACCGGACTGATCTCGTCCTCGATGATCAGCGACGATATGGGCGCGAGCGGCGTCTGCCCGAGGATGAAGGGCTGTAGCAGGTCCCTGGCGGTGCGGCCGAACCAGGCGTCGATCTCGTCGAGCGACACAAACTTGGTTTGCATCACATAGGAGTGGTTTTCGTTGAGATCGTAGCTGTCGGCGTCCGGGTCGAGGTAGACCGAGAACGGATCGCAGGCGAAAGTCTTGGCTTCGCCGAGGTCGTTTGTCTCGAAGTCGAGCCGGCTATCGTAGTAGCCGCGGCCGGTGAGCAGCCCATCCAGGAATACTTCGGTGTCCACATAGTCCATGTGGCTGCCTTCGCCGATGACCTTTTCGATGCGGGTCAAGGCCTCGGCGACTTGCTCACTCGATCGCGCGTCCTGGTCGGGCAGGAAGGTAATGTCGGTCTTGTTCGAGCGGTGATAGCCGATCACCAGGCGCACGAGCGGCGCGATGATGTTGAATTTTAGCGCCGGGCGCTTCTGCCGGCGCATTTCCGCGATCTGCTTCTCGGTCCATTGCCGGCCCTCGAAGAAGTCGGTCGCCTGCTTGCCCCGTTCCGCCCATCGCTGCTGCGCCCAGGCAGAGCGCTGCCACCGTTCGGCTAGGACGAGTATCTTGCTTGGATTTTGCAGCGGTAGTTGCTGCGGTGGAACCGGGCCGAAACGCATTTACTGATTTGCCCTCACCAGGCCGGAATGTATCGGGTGGTTCCGTTGTCGTTGATCGGTATCCACTTGGTCGGATTGCTCGCCGCCGGCGCGTTGGTCAGTGTGCCGGTATGCGAGCTGGCGCCGTTCGATAGCGCCACGCTGGTTTTAATCAGCGCAGCCGTGTAGCCGCTGGTCACGTCGGTAAATTTACCCGAGGCCGGCGTGGTCGAGCCGATCACCGAGTTGTCGATCGTGGCGCCGACAAGGCCGCTGCCTCGCCAAGCCGAACCGTCCGGCAGATCGAGCGTGGCCGTAGAGTCAATCGAGATCGTCGCGCTGGCGGCAATGCTGATCGTGCCGGAGAGCGTCGGCGTCTGCAGCGTCTTGTTGGTCAGCGTGTCGATGGTCGCGCGGCCAACCAGCGTGTCGGTAGCGGCCTGCAGCGTCATGGTGCCACCGCCGCTTGCTGGCGCGGCCAGTGTCGTAGTGCCGGAGCTTGAGCCGGCGAGCTTGAACACGCCTTGCAGCGAGCCGGCTACGCCAACCGTCAGACCAGCAAGCCCGGCGATGCCGGCCGAAGTCCAGGTGGCGCTATCCGCGCCGGTGATCGTGTCGGTGAAGGCGCCGCTCGCCACCGAGAACGCGTTGTTCTTGTCGGTGACGATCGCCTTGAGCGCACCGCTGGTAGGCGGTGGCGGTTTTGCCGCGGTCTGCCCCGGAAAGCTCCAAAATGCAGCCAACGGGTTACCTGCGTTTCCTGCGCCTGGCGCGGAGGATGTAGTCGGTGTTGTTCACGCTCGGCGTGACATTCGGACCAGGCGGGCCGGGGAAGAACATCCCGAGCGGATGCGCGAGCGGCATTTCCAGGGCTTGTACAATCGTCCCGCGCACCGGCGGCACGAAGATGAGAGTGATCGGCGGCTGCCCGCGCACAAACGAAGCCGGATGCCACGGCAGCTCCAGGAGCTGCAGGATCGTGTCGCTTACCGGCGGGCGGACATTCGGGCCTTGCCGCCCCGGATAGAACAGCGAGGCCGGATGGTCGAGCGGAACAAACTGTCCGACGACGAGGCGTCCGATCTGCTCGGGCGATGCGACGTTCGGCCCTTGCCGCCCCGGATAGAAGAACGAAACCGGATGCCGCGGGTAGTCTATTTCCTCGCGGCGAATGACGATCGCGCTAGTGACCGCCGGCTCGACATTCGGGCCCTGGACGCCAGCGATAAAGCGCGGCAGCGGATGGTCGAGCGGATAGAACTGCCTGAGGACTAGCGTGCCGACCTGCGGCAGCGCCCCGACGTTCGGGCCTTGCACACCGGCACCGAACCGCGAGGCCGGATGGAACGGCGCCTCTTGCAGAACGAGGACGCTATCCTCGATGTCCGGCGTCTTGACGTTCGGGCCGGAAACGCCAATCAACAACGTCGATTGCGGATGATCGAGCGGCGGCGGCTGCTGCGAGCCGATCAGCGGCTGCGTGAACGTGTAGGCCGGTGCGGCCGCGCTCGGAGCGGCGAGCGCCGTAAAGATCAAATTCTCGACGGTCGGTGGATACCAGAAGTCCCAAGGGCGCTGCGCCCACAGCAACATTTGTGGGAGCGTCAAAAAAACCGACGACGCCATGACAGCGGCGACGTTTCTTGCGTGGCCGGTATCTTGCGCGGACGCCGCGCCGCCAAAAGTGAAAAAGTGACTGGAGGTCGGATTCCCAGGAGTGTTGGAAAGGCCGGTGTTGGTCCCGCTGGTTATTTTCCCGTTGTCCAGCCGCATGACCAGCCAGTTAACGACGCCGCTGCCGCCGCCGCCGCCGAGTTGGCTGAGAATAAAAAGATATGGAACATTAGCGCTGAGAGCGCCGGACGAACCGGCGACATTTGCGTTGGTGTTTTTAAGAGTGAGGAGGCTCGCGGCCCCCACGATCATCGCGCTGCCGGCTGTGGCCGGAGAATCCCCCTCAGTATTGAAAATCGTGTTCGTGCCGGAATTGACAACGGACAGCGAGGCGATGGCCGCAATCGTAATGTTCGGAGAATAGGCCAACGGCATAGGGCTGGTGTTGGCGAACGAGTAGTAAGAAGTCGTGCCGCCGCTGCCGGTGCCTTGGACATACGGCCCCATGTGACCGTCGATGCCGAGCGTCGGCGATCCGGTCACACTCGGCGGCCCATGCGGCGCGCCCGGAGTTAGTGCAATCGGTCCGGCCGGAGTGGCAACCGCCGAGAAACAAATCCGAGCGGCGGCAAAATGCGAAGGATCAAAACCCGGCGCGCCGCCAGGATAGATCAAACGATTTACAGGAAAAATGAGAGGCAGGCCCATTTGCCTACCTCAGTCGTTGAGGTTGACGTTGTAGGTCCGATATTTGACCGTCTGCGTGCCGCTGGTCAGCGCGAAGCCGGAATTGTTCTGGATCGCAACGGCAAATGAGCCAGGCGGAATGATGATGCCGGTCGCCATGCCTTTGAGGCTGGTCTGCGAAGCTGCGGCGTAAAGTGGGATCGTCGCACACGGCGCCCAGGCCGGTGTCAACGAGGCTGGCGTGCCGGCTGTCAATTGGCCGTCACCGTAAGTCGAGCCATCTTCCTGTAGGTTATAAAGCCAAAATCCCAGGCTGGCGCCGGCCGCGATTGTGCTCGACGCGATCACAAGCACCGCCGATATATCCATGAACATATCGAGGTTGGTGCCGTTGGCGATGGCCGTCACTGATGAGAGAACGGTCTGCCCATTCGTCATCGACGCCATGTCGGCGGAATTGATCAGAGTCCCCCAGGTCAGCCCTTGGCCGTTGCCGGCAGTCCATGATGTACGTGAGGTCATGTCAGGCCGCCCGCTGTATCAAGGTGAGCTTTACCCGAGCCTTGCCTTAACGGCGGCGATCTCCGCGGTTATCCTGGCGTGCTTGGCGCTGGCTTCTTCCTCCTTGGCGTACAGATCGGAGAGTTCGGCCTGCTTCGCCGTGATGAGGGTCCCAATGTCCTTTGCCGCGGCCTGGGCGTCAGCGATGAGCTTGGCCCCTTGCGCGCGAGCCGCGCCGAGGATGCTGGCAGCGCTCGTCCGCGCGTCTGCTTCGATGTCGGCCGCGGTTTGCTTCTTGACGGCGATTTCGGCGTCAGCCGCTTTGTGCTTGTCCGCCAGGTCCACGGCGTGCTGCACGATTTGCGCTTTCACAGTAGCAAGCTGGCCCTCGTGCTGCGCGATCGCCTGCTTGTGGCTCTCGATCGCGGTGGCGTGCTGGTTCTTCAAGTCGTCGAGGCGCGCCTGCGCCTCGTTGCCGGCCTGCTGCAGCGAGCCGACGCGGCGCAGTTCCTCGGCAACCGGCAGGATGGCCTTGAGCTTGGCGGCAAACCAATCAAGCTCCGCAGCCGCTTGGCTGAAATCGCTCATCGGGAGAATGTCCTGCGCATAAACATGGTTATGGTGAGCGAAGTCGTGCCGTCGCCGGCGGTGATGTTGGGCCGTATCAGGCCGGTCATTTCCAGGATGCCGTGAAGTCCCGCGGCCGTGAGGCTCAAGCTCGTGCTCGACGGATCGCGCAAAGTCTCGTAGTTGGTGCCGCCGTCATTCGAGCCCTGGATCACACACGTTCCGCCGGAGCCGAACGTGCCTTCGATCTGGATGCTGCGGTCGGTAAATTCCACCAGGTCCACGGCGCCGCCAAGATTGCCGTTGGCGAGGCTGATCCATTGCACGCGCCAGGCGCGAAAGCCGTAGTCGGCCGCCGGCAGCTCGGTCAGCACCGGCTGGATGGTGGTGGTCATGGAGAACCTTTCAGTTCAGCGTCTCGCCTTCGGGCTTATCAGCCCCGTTTGCGGCCGCCTTGGCGTCAGCGGATGCTTTGGCAACAGCAGCCACCGCAGCATCGCCGACTTGTTTGATCTTCGCCGCGATGGGCGCCACCTGCAGCGCAAGCGCAAGGCCGTCGCTCTTAACGGCCGTGTCCATTGCGTTGAGGATGATCTGCGCTTCGGGGAGCGTAAGCTCGATCGAGATGGTAAGCGGTGCGGGCATGGCGATCTCCTGGGAAGGGAATTTGCCTTATGCCGGCGCTCGATTAAGGCCGCGTTAGCTCCAATCCCCGACCGCGCCGGTGCCGGGCATCTGCCAGATGCGAAAGAACGATCCGGCCTTCATTTTCTGCGCCCCGCCAGGCGCCGCGCTCAACTCGACTTGCGGGATGAACGTGCCGGCCGCGTTGATCGTGACCGTGCCTTGCAAGAGGATCATGGCGTTTTCGGTCGCCGACGTTGACGCCGCGGTCGCTTGCACGGCGGTTCCGACATTCGACCAGCCGGCATAGCCGCCGGTGCCGGCGCCATTGGCGGTCAGCGTGTTGCCCTGGATGACGTAGTTGATGGCGGTGATCGTCGCCGTGCCACCGAAAAGCGTCTCCCAATAGTGCGATGTCGTGCCGGTGTTGGTGATGAGGTAGGCCGCCTCGAACGCGTAGGTCAGCCCGGCTTGCAAAGTCAGGGCGCCATTGGTGGTCGAGTTCAACGCGGCTTGCGCCGACGTGCCGTTGGTCAGCGTGTAGTCGGCCGCCAGGATGCAGACCTGCTCGGTGTCGATCACCTGGCGGGTCGAGGCATAGGCGGTGCCATAGAAGCAAGTGCCGTCAAACTCGATCGCGCCGGCGGCCGGCGTCGTCAGCACGGTGCCGGTGGTCAAGGTCAGCGGCGCGAGGGTCGCGCTGCCGGCGTTGATCTTCGCTCCATGGCCGATGATGACTAGGCCGGTCGCGGTGCCGTTGAGCGTCATCGTGCCGGTGCCGAGCGCATCGAGCGTCCAATTCTCGTTGCTGCCCGAGGACGTGACCACTTCGGCGATGCCGGAGCCTGCCGCATTGCTCGTGATCTTCAGCCCGGTCGCCGAGGACGCGGTGTTGGTATCGATCTGCAGCGCGGGATTGGTCGCGCCGGCCTGGCCGACAACCAAAGCGGTGTGCGATGTCGCGGTGATGGTGGTCGCGGAAAGGCTTTCGCTCAAACCGCCGAACTGCACCCAATTTGTATTCGCGAGGCCGTAGGCGCGCCACCAGTTGTTGCCGCTGGTGTCAAAATACTCCTGGCCGATGAAGGCCGGGGTCGCCGAGCTTACCGGCGAGCCGGCGCCGCTGATATAGCCAATCTGCGTGATGAACTTCGCGTGTTGCACATGCCACGCCGTACCGAGCGTGAGGCCAATGTTAATTGCTGAATCGCTCATCGTTGTCTCCGTTCGGGGGATTTACGCGGTCATGAAGTCGTCGCCGCCGCCATCAGGATCGACCGTCAGATCGCGCGCCCACTTCGGCACGTCGTCCGGCAGATCGAGCGGAATGATCTCGGCAAAGGTCAGCGCGAGTGCATCGCCCCAATCCGGCGAGAACCCGAGCTTGGCCTTGATGTCCTCTTTCTTAGCGAGGCGCTTGCGGCTGTTCATATCGGGCGGCAGGAGCCAGGGCGCGGCCAGGTGCCGATGCGGCAGGTCGTCGTCCGGGATCTGCGCGCCGCCAGGGTCAGCCAGCCATTCCCTGATCCGGTGCCACATTTCAGTGCGGCGGTTGACGTACTGATCTTCATTCTGCGCCTTGGCGCCGAAGTTGATCGAGCGGACACGGCCCTCAAAGCCGTTGTTGCGGCAAATGTCATAGGCGCCGGCGCCGTAGCCGCCGGTCACATCAAAGAACGCCGCGCGAATGTCGGCGTTGTCGCGCAAGAGGCGCATAACCTCGTAGGCGATCTTCGTCTCGTCGTCGGTGCGCAGCCGCACGTTGATGCGGCCGGCTCGCCGGCCCTGGCGATCGACGATGCGGGTGTCGTCGCCCTGGTCGCCGATCGAGCGCGCAGCATCGATGCCCATAACCCGCGGCAGATGCGCCTGCTCTTTGGCTTTGAAGCGCCGCGCGCGCAGGATCATCTCGTTCGGGATGAACGAATCCGTCCCGGTGGTCTGGAACGCCTCGGCCGCCGTCGCCGGGTATTCCTGGCGGAACATACCGCAAATGATCCCGGGGTCGCCGCCAAGCTCGATGTTCTTGTAGTGCAGCCAGCAAAGCTGCCGATCGGTCAGCCTGTAGATGCGCTGATATTCTTCTTCCTCGACGCTCGGCTCATAGTCCGAAGTGAGATCGCGCACATTGTCGGCGTCAATCGTCCACGGCAGGAAGATGGCGATGAAGTCGGAGGCGCCTTTCTCGGCCAGGCCCCATTGCGTGTAGAACGAGCCGCCGACGCCGTTAGCGGTCGATTCGATGATTTCTTCCGTGCCGGTGACGAGCGACACGGCCTGCACCACGCCGGCCCAATGCTTCTCGGCGTGTGCCCAATAGGCGGCTTCCGAGCCGTGCAGTAGCTGGATCGTCTGTGAGCGGCCGAGTCCGGCGACGTTCTTTGCCGTGCCGACGCGGTAGCCGCTCTCCATGCCGGCGAAGTCAAGCTCGTTCTCGTTGGCGGCGAGCAACGGATGCCGATAGGCGTCCGGCATGTTCTCGTGCATCCGCCGCACCATGTCGAACAAGGTTTGCGTCGCCTTGTCCTCATGCGTGAGGATGAACGCGCGATGCCCGTTCCACAGTGATGTGCGGTGAAAGTACCTGGCGCCGATGTAAGTCGAAATCCCGAGGCGGCGGGCCTTGAGCACCAGCGCGCGCACCAGGCCGCGGGCGTCAAGCTGCCGCTCTAGCCGATTGTGCAGCTCGATCTGCGCCGGGTTCCAGACGAAGGGAACAACCTCGCCCGGCTTCTTGGTGCTGATCTTGATGAGGTTTGCGCAATAAAGCTGCAGGTCCTTGCGCAGCAGCGCGTCGGTGCCCTCGTAGGGCACGACCGCAGCGGATACCGATGCGGCCACACGCGCTCCAACAAAAAGGCCCGGTGGTTAGCCGGGCCAAGTCTTGCAAGGGAATGGAATAGCGAAGCCTACGCCACCGATCAGCCGCGGGCCCGTCTCCGCGTCATAGCATCCTGGTTGTGCTTCAAGCGCACTCGACGCTGCGCTGCAGTTTCGCGCGCCGGCTTCCGCCGGTACTCTGCGCCGCGCGCCTTGCTCGATGCGCGTGGCTTCTGTCGTCGTGATGTTGCCATGTTGCATTTCTCCTGCGCGAGTGATTCGCGCAGCAGAACGCATACAGCAGCACTGGACGAATGTGAATCCCTGCCGAGCAGCTATTTCGCCTTTAGCTCGACCACTTTGCCGGCAGCAGCATCGATGGCATCGCGCCGCGTATATTCCTTGAGCCGCTCGGCCAGCGGCACTTCGATCTCGGCTGTGCCGCCTTCCTCGCCGCCGAGCACACCCATGCGCGAATGACAGTAAGGCGCAGCACGCTCGGCCTCCTGGCCGGCGAGCTTGCGGAGCCCGAGCACCTGGCCGATGGCCTCGATGACGGCCGCGTTCGGATCGGAGGCCTCGCCGGTGTCGTCCTCGCCAGGGGAATTATCACCTTGACATAGTAGGCCCTCGCCAGGTGTCCCACTGACTTCCGCCGGCGGGACACCCGCGCCGAGCAGCTCGGCGATCAACTCGTCCGCCTGCTTGGTGTAAAGGCGGATGTTGTCGAGCATCACCTTGAGCGGCAGCATGCCGTCGTCGGCCGCCTCTTGGACGAGCCTAAGCTGTGCCGCCTGGCTGCCAGCATGGACGGAAGGTCCAGGAGGCCGGCCGGCGCCGCGTCGCGCACCACCACGGGGCATCGTTTGAATTTTCCTATGAATTTAATTCAAAGAACCGAAGCGAAAACAACCGGTTCCTCGGCCTCGCCGTCGATCCGATCGTCGATCTCGTCCTCACGCGACGGCTCTTGCTCGTCGCTATCGAGCCCTTCATCTTCCCAATCGTGTTGATCGGGATCGGGCATCAGGCGCGCTCACCGATCCAGCCATCGCTCGGCATCGTGCTGCGAATGGCTTTCCCGATCATGGTCGGTCCAGCATACGCTGGCGGCCGCGGATCATGCGGCGAGCGGTAGCGCCGCGGCGTTGGTCGTATCCATTTCCGCACGCACGGCACTTTCTCCGCTTCAAACTTTGCGAAGTATGCCCGCGCGCTGGCGTCGCTGCAGTCAGCAAACATCATCGCCGCGCGCCTGGCCGAAACGCCGTCCGCGTAGGCGCATTTGAGCTTGGCAACCTTATCCGCGGCAAGTCCGCGCCCTCGTCCATGCGCCACTTTTTCCCCCACACGGAGATATG